ACTTCTGGAGATCCAATTGATAGTTTAGGAACATTAGAGTTTGCTGATGCTGATGTAGCATTCACAGCATTCAGACCTAATGATTCTGCTAGAATTGTCGGCACTTGTAAATACGTAAGAGAACCATCATCAGGCACATTGACAGCATCCTACGTTCTAGTTACATTACTCACCAGTGAGACAGCAAAAGGTAAAGCCGAATACACTTATGAAGGTAGACTTAAATTTGTATGGCAAGGTCCAAGTTCTTCAGATGAAACAGATGAAGAACAAAAAACCTATAAAACAACACCGTTCAAGTTTATAGCTAATCCGTAGTATCAGCAATGATCAAAGCAACCCCCAATGCAAGATCATACTCTAAATTTTTCAAAGGTGGAAAAAGCGTACAAGAGATACCACTACCGATAAGAGAAAAGAACAAGGTAGTAGGGTATAAATGGACTAAAACTAATTTGGTAGACCTACTGTGTAGTCTTCCTGATTACTCCCCGTTCACTAACGCTGACGACTACTACTTTGATGTTAAAGAGTTTGAGAAGCTAACACATTTTGTTATCAATGAGTGTGTGTATCCTGAAGGTACATTAGCAGGATTACCATTCATACCTGAACGATGGCAATGGGCTGTATTCTACAACATGTTTTGTTGGAAGAGTAAAGCTGACGATACTAGAAGATACAGAGAAGTATTTATTCTAGTTCCTCGTAAGAATGGTAAGACTTCTGCATTCGGTGTTATTCCTTCTCTGTATATGGTATTCTGTGATAAAGAACAACGATCACAGAACTTCTGTTGTGCTGCTGACCTTGAACAAGCAAGTGTTAACTTTAGACACCTAGAGTACAACATTGCTAAGAACAAGAACTTGCTTACACGTCTTATTAACCATCGTGTTAAGAAGCATGAGAAGTTCTTTGAAACTAAGAACGGGAATACATTCAAAGTACTATCATCAATTGCTGATACAAAACACGGGTTATCACCTAACTTTGTATACATTGACGAAGTACACGCACACAAAGATAGTGAACTTATCGATGTAATGGTTACTGGTACTGCAGCAAGACCAGAACCAATGATTGTGTACACTACTACGTCAGACTTCGACAGACCGTCTGTTTGTAATGAACTGCATAACCGTGCTAAGAAGATTGCTAAAGGTGAGTTGATAGCTAATACATTCTTACCAGTCATCTACGAAGCTCAGCTTACAGACGACTATAAGAGTGAAGATATATGGCGTAAAGCTAACCCTAACTTTGGTATTAGCATCTATCCTCAGTATTTCCGTGATCAGATTGAACTATGTGAATCATCTCCTGCTAAGCTAAACCGATTCCTTAGATTACATCTAAACATTAGAACCAAGACTGAGACAGTATGGATTCCATCATGGGTATGGGCTAATGGTTCTCCTAACATAGACAAGACACTGACTGTTGACGAAGTTAAGCAGAAGCTATCTGACTTTAGTTCGTGGCATTCTATTGCTAGAACACCAGAGTTTAAACGAAGTATTGTAGATCCATATATCAAAGAGTACTTAACATGGTACACTTGGTACTTCGATAAACTAGACAGATTAAGGTACTCTCCATGTTGGGGTGGCTATGACAACTCCTCAGCAAATGACATAGCAGCATTCACATTATTCTTTCCTGAAGAGTGTTGTGTGCTACCTTGGTTTTGGGTTCCAGCAGAATCTATCGATAGACGATCAAGAGAAGAACAAGTACCTTACGATAGGTGGTATAAAGCTGGAATCATTAACAACACACCACTAGCTAGAATATCTGAAATAGATATCTCTAACACATTAGTTGGTCCTGACGGTAATGGTGGTATTACAACTTACTTTAACAACATTCAGAATGTAGCTTTCGACCAATGGGGTATGAACTACATATACGAAATCATGAGCAACTACGGTGTTAAAGCATCGTCTTATGGTCAAGGGTTTCGTGCAATGAATGAACCATGCCGTAAGTTAGAAACCATGATTACTAACAGAGAATTCTTTCATGGTGACAACCCTGTTATGAACTGGATGGTCAATAATGCTATGGCTGTATCAAACAATCTTAACCAGATGCGTGTTGATAAAGCTAAGTGTAGTGATAAAGTAGACGGAATCGTTTCTCTACTGATGGGTATTGGTGGGTACATCTACTCAGACAACAATACCATTAACTCTATACCGGGATTGGGCGTATAATGGGATGGTTCAACTTCGGCAAGAAGAAACCTGCTACTGATAATACTGAGTCAATGATTAACGCATTAGAACGAATTGTTACTAATGCTTCTACCTCAGCATTATCTGGTAGAGATCTGTTCTGGTTTATGCGTAGAGAAAAGAACTATAGCACAGTAAATCGTGGCTTACAGTTAAGTGCTGTTTACTGTGCTTTAAGCCTATATGCATCATCTGTATCTACTCTACCAAGAAACGTAATGTCGGTAGATACGATAACTGGTGAATCAGCTAGAAAGGTCACATCTGTAGAAGGTAAACACCCTGCAGTACGTATCTTCTTAGCATATGCTAATCGGAGTCTAAGTGCTGATGACTTAATGACTCTTATTACTAACGATGTTCTGGTTGACGGTAACTTCTATGCATTACGGGAGTTAGACAGTCAAGGCAGAACATTCAACATTCACTACATCCATCCCAGCAGGATACCTAAAGGAAACATATTCTACGCTACTGGTAATGAGAAGTATTCTGACGGTAAGACAGTCAATAAAGGTGAACTAGTTTATCGTATTGAAACAGGATCATCTACAGGATCAGAAAACCCACAAGCATTACTAGTAACAAGAGATCAGATAGTTCACTTAAAGAGTGCTATATACGATCCAGAGTATAACCGTGGTGTTGGTATTATCGAGAATGCTAGTAGATCATTCTCGTTCGCAGAGAACACAGAGATCTATGGTAGTAAGTTCTACGAGAAAGGAACTAACAGCCAAACATTCCTTTCTACTGAACAAACACTAGGTCAGCAAGTAATTAAAGACTTAGAAGGATTCTTTGCTAAAAATCCTAATGCACCACTAGAGGAAGCATTTAGAACACGCATCCTAGATCGTGGAATGAAACCAGTAAATGTAGCTATTCCTCTAGGTCAGCTACAGTTCATCGAAACTAAAGCATTTGCAGTAGAAGATATCGCTAGATGGTTTAGCTGTCCGCCAGAACTACTGCACTCTAGAATGGGAACTAATGGTGGTCAAATAACTGCTGAAGTAGTTAACAACTTTATCCAGTGGGGTATTGGACCATTCATTACCCGTATTGCAAATCAACTACGTGACGAACTACTGCCAGTCAGTTCTAGGCTTTCATACACATTCGAGTTTGAACGCATATATCTGTACAGAACAGTAATCAACGAATTCTCTCAAGCTATTCGTAACCTGTTCGAGATTGGTGTTCTTAACAGAATGCAAATTGGCAAACTTATCGGGATACATATTGATCCTAAAGATAAGCAAAACCGACAACTGTATGTTCCTACTAACTTGATGACCGTGCAACACGGTATGGCTCTTGAACAGAAAGCAGAGACTGCCAATGAGTTGATTGCTGAACAAGTCAGGAAGGCAAAACTAGATAACGACAACTACACATCTCCAAAAGAGATGCTAACTCTCAAGACTCAGCAAACTCCTACGGCAAACCCTGATTCTAAACTATTATCCGATACTGCTGATAAGTCGCCTGATCAACAGAACATCGATAAAAAAATTAGAACAGCTAAGAATGCTTTTAACGCAGTTGTGTTGGGACTTGAAGACTACAGATTGAAAGTAATTAATCAGAAGTCAGAAAAGTACAAAGATGATGAGTTGCTTACTAATGTAGCCGAGTGGGAGAAAGATAAGTTCTACCCATTAGTTGCAAATAGTATGGCTAACTGGTCTGACATACTTCCTGAAATGTCGTCCTTCAACTCAGTTGAAGATATTAATGTTAATACCTGGCTTGTCTTAGTATCTGAGTGTAAGGGAGAAAAAACTTGAGACTAGTACTTAATCAACACGTTCCTGAACTAAAAGGAACCGACAAGCGTCTATGTACTGTAATGAACATCGTAGATAGCACTGTGTATATCTACGATTACATCCAGACATATGATTCATGGTATGAAGAAAAACCACCAGAAGATAGTGTTAAGTCAGATGAGTTTCTGGCAACTATCCGTAATCTGTCTGGTGATCTAACTGTTAGAATCAACAGTAAGGGTGGCGAAGTAGGTTACGCTCTTTCCATCTATCAAGCACTAAGAGAACATAATGGTAAAGTAACCACTATTGTAGATGGTTACGCATACTCTTGTGCAAGCTGGATTCTACTCGCTGGGGAAGATCGTCAGATTATGCCGGGTGGTGTAGTAATGACACATAACCCCGGAATGTATACTTACCATGATTCAGAAGAATCATTTGCTTCTGCACTAAATCAATGGAAAGTAAATAGAGATTCAGTAGCAGTCATTACATCTGAACGTACTGGTCTAAAGATTGAAGACGTTTACGATATGATGACTAAGCAGACATTCTTAAATGCTAAGGATTCCGTGGCTAAAGGATTCTGTACTTCTATTCGAGACGGTAAAGCATCCATTCCAACTGGAGTTAGTAACTATCTTCCCTCAGCAATTCGTGATGCTGTTCCTGAAGTCGTTAATACTGTTGAAGATTACTCTGATCTAATGCAGCGTACTCTTCTTAGTATGTCAAAAGTTAGATCTAGTAAAATCTAATCTATTGACAAAGTGTTAGTTTTGGTTTATAATTCGTCGAATGTGTATAAAAGCAAAGCACAATAAAACACATTACAATTCTGTCAAACAACAATGTGGAGAAAATAAATGGTTAAGGCACTGGAACTTGAGAAGATGAAACCAGAGGAACTTCGTGAGAAACGAGAAAACCTCACATCTATTATGAACTCTTACTCAGCAAGAGTTAATAATAAAGAAACCCTAACACCAGAAGATCGTGATAAGTGGAACAAGACTATCATTGAGTTTGATGAAGTAAACAACTTCTATCAGACTACTGATCAAGGTCTTGTAGATCGTTCAGCACAAGTCACTATTGGCAGTAACCTTACTGAAGTATCTAACTCATTACGTAACTTGAGTGGATCTATCACAGTTAAGCCTAACTGCGAAAATGATCCTCGTTTCGGTTTCAAGACCGATAACGAATTTCTTCGTGAGTGTATGAATGCTACACGTAATCCAGATAAAGCTGACAAGCGTATTATCTCGGTTATCAATGCTGTAGGTTCAGATGAGTATAGTCGTGGTAATTGGCAGTCTGCTGGTATCCTTATTCCAGAGACATTCATTGATAGAATGCTATCAATGACTCCTGAAGAGGACTTCATCACTCCACGATGTACTCGAATACCAATGCAGACTAGTTCTGTTAAGATTCCAGCACGAGTGGATAAAGACCATTCAACTAGTGTTACTGGTGGTACGCGAGTATACCGTACTAAGGAAACTGGAACCGTTGATCGTACTAAAGATAAGTACGAAATGGTTGGTATGGAAGCTAACGAAATCGTTGGTGAAGCAGCAGCTACTAAGCAGTTGATGCGTGAATCACCTATCAGTATTCCAGCACTCATTGAAGCATCAATGAAAGCTGCTAATGTTGATAAGCGTATTGACGAACTCTTGCTCGGTAACGGTAATGGTATGCCTCTTGGTGTACTGAATGCTGCTAACTTGGCACTGCTGAAAGTAGATCGAGTTACTAATCAGCGAGATAATGTTATTGTGTCCGGTATGGACGTACTTAACATTGCTAAACGAGTATACGGCTACGACAAAGCTATCTGGATTGCTAACCACGATCTGTTTGCTATTCTCGCTACACTGTGTATTGAGTCACCTAACAATGCTGGTATCATTAAGCTGTTCTCTCCAGTAGAGGGTGGTAATGGTATTATGGCTACATTGTGGGGCCGTCCTATCTTCTTTACTGAGTATGCACCGGGAGTTGCTACTAGCACAGGATCAGATATCTCTCATTGGGATGATTGCTTCTTGTCATGTATTAACTTCTCAGAAATGATCTACGGAGAACTCTATACTGAGTTTAATCGTAGTGTGCATGTTCGATTCAGCGAACGAGAAGAAGTGTTCCAGTTTGTTACTGCTAACGATGCACGTCCTTGGTGGAAGACAGTTCTTACACCTAAGCGTGGTATCACTACACGATCACCATTCGTTGCACTGTCAAACACAGATACGTCTGTTGGTTAATTGATCCATAGTGATTAGGGCTATCACTTGATTAGCCCTTCTGATTTATTAACATCATTCCTAAAAGGAAACCATATGTCGATTTACAAAACATCAATGGCTAGTAAGCAGTATATTAAGCCATTGGGAACAGTTACTCTTACTGCAGGTCCAGACACACTGCATACAATTAATCTGGACACATTTGGTCAGATTAAACAGATGGCAGTAGTACTGGCAGGATGTACTATCACTGGTGCTGCTGTACTTACGATCTACGGTGGTACAACAACCGGCGGTGGTACTTTGACTGCTATTGCAGCAATCACTATGGCTATCAGCAGTGATGAGGCAGTACTGCAAATTGATGCTGAAGATATCGGTGAAGCAATTGAACGTGCTGGACTAGCACCGGAAGGTTTTAAGTCCATCGTTACTAAGATTGACGGAACCAATACCGACAGCATTAAAGGTGTTGTAGTTGTTAACCCACTGCACATGCGAGATAACTTGACACCATCTGATGTAACGGCTCTTACATAATCGTACATAGCTACGGCTATGGAGACTGTATCAGTTTTCATGGGGGTTACTGGTACAGTCTTTTATATACAAGGTTAGACTCTAATGCCATTAGTCATCGACAGAACTACTGAAGCTGCACTAACAACATTGTTTGATACGGATTTCATTCGTAGTCTAACTAAGTATCTCGGTATGGATGCTGACACCCCTTCAGATGATATGCCTCTTTCAGTGAATGAATTACTGGAAGAGGCTGTCTCTGCTTGTGAACAAGAACAGTGGAGATTCATATTACCTAAAGAAGCAACACTACTGCTGCCAGTAGAAGCCTGTTGTGCTGATGATAAACTGCTATTTCTTCCTTTAGGTGTTGCAAGTGATGTAGCTATTAGCTACACAGATTTGAATGGTGATGAAACAGCATTTACTGACTTTACACAGTACCCCGGAGAACCGATAAGGCTATACTCCGATGCTTGGTACGATATGGTAAATGACTGTGCTGAAGATCCTTATCCAATTAAAGTAGTCTACACTCCCGGCTACACAAGCTATGCTGAAGTCCCTAAGTCTACTGTTAGAGCATTAAAACTACTTGTATCATACAACTTTGAATACCGTGGTACAGATGCTCCAATACCAGAAGCATACAAACATCATCGTAATCTGGCATGGTTGAATAATGATCGTGCTAATAAGTACATCGCAGATGATTGGACTAAGGTATCTCCAAAATGATCAAACGATGTAACAAACGGTTAGTGTGTAAATTCTATACACTCAGCGGAACAACACTGACTGAACCTACTATCGACAGTATGGGTCAGATAACAAAACAGTTTAGCTTACACTCTAAAGGTATTTTCTCGAAAGAGAAACCTAGACTACCAAAAGAAGTTAAAGAGGGTGATCGTTCAATCAACGAACAAGAATCACTTTTATTTGGTACGTGGACAAAAACACTATCAAATGTAACACATGGGATGTTCTGCTTTATTCCATCACTCAGCAAAGTATATGCGGTACAAGGAAATGCTAGTGATCCTATGGGTGACAGAAAAACCATACAGATCACTATAGTGGATAATGTAACTTCTGATGTTAGCAATGAGTTGCCGGGTGCACCTATCTAATGGCTAAATCAAAGTCTCCTATATTAGGGTTAAAAGTCAGATTGACTGTTCCTAAGATACTCATACCAGACCTACAGATTATGGATAACCAGTCTGTAGGTATTGCTATTAGAGAAGCACTCAGAAGTGCTGGAAGACCGGGAGTTGCAATACTAAAGCAGATACTGAAAGCAGATTTAAACAAATCAGAACAATCTACTGGTGCTACAGAAAGAGCAGTAGACGTTAAGTACGGTAGATCTAAATCTGATCCTAATCGTTTCTATCTGATTATTGGTATTAACAAATCCCACTTTGAAGTACATTCAGCTAGAGTACCTGAAGGTCAAGTTACTAGACTAAGACGTGGAAGAAAACAACGTGGTGCTGGTCTATACGGTGTTCAGACTAGACTAAATAGAAAACCTCAATTAAAAAGCAAACAAGTATTCTCCAGATATCGTGCTACTGGTAGAATAAAAGCATTAGGTAGTGGAATACTTAAGCGATTTCCTAAGAAGTACTTCCACCTAATTGATAATGGATTCGTACACAGGAATGGTGTGCTTGTTGAAGGCTACAAGTTTATACAAAAACTAAGAGCAGCTATCCAAGACTCACTGCAGAAGATATTTGAAGAACGTCTAAAGAACTTGATCATACCGACTATCAAACGAGAACTGATGAGGAAGTATAAGAATGTTCTCAAATAAAATAGCTAAGATGATTCAAGGTCTACTAGACTCTTTGACTGTTCCAGCGTACTACATAGATCAAGTGCCTAGTTTTGATTTAGCTAAAAACAAAACAGGATTTGTATGTTGGGATTGTGAAACTTCTAACCCTATGCACAGCACGGAAGGATTAGAATATGCTGGCACGTCCATAGTACTAAACTTTGCATTAACCGTAACAATATACGGACCTACTATGCAAATCAGAAATGCTATTGAAGGTGCAGTATTAGACATACTACAACCTAAAGTAGTCGGTAAACGAGTACCGCTAAAGTCATACCAGCTAACAGATGGATTCATTAGATACTTAGTGTGGTTAAGTACTGATGAGTTTCCTATTCCTAAAACCGCACAATCCAATGCTGAACTATCAGCAACAGTGTTAGTTTTCGATTCCTCAGTTTCAGTAGTGGAGTAACTTAAATGAGTGTACGTGATGCAAGTAGAATTAGAGTGTATCGCCCTAATGTTGATACCGATGCTGACGGAAGCGTTGAGGATAACTCTAACGCAGCATATGTATGTGTCATAGGTAATGTAACATGGTCTGGATTCAAACGTCAAAGTGTAAAAACCACTTGTACTGAATCTCCTGTTGATGGTTGGGGTAACATTGTAGAGACTTATCGTGCCGGTAAGTTTATTGACCTTGGTACTCTAAGTTTTGATGTAGACTTTAACCCAGCAGTAGCTGATGTAATTAACTCTTGGTTCCGTCAAACACAGAACAAGAATATGCGTGTTGATTTCCCAGCAGAAGCTGGAGAAACAACTGGACCTAAAATTACATTACCATCACATGCTACAGATATGGTTCCTCATACTGAAGCATTGGCTCAAGGTGATACTTCTAGAAGCCGAGCAACAATGACATTTAAACTTGCCGGTGACTGGACTATTACTGACGCAACGTAATTTGTCGTAACCCCCATTTTTAATCCCCATTCTAAGGAACTAAAGCTGTGATTAGACCCCCTGTAGTTGAATCTGTTGGTGAAAACTATGTTGTTATTGAACCACCAGCAGGCATGTTAAAGCTAATTAATGAAAGAGTCGAGCAAATTAAAAAGCTCGAATCTAAGTTTGTTATGCTCGACTACTCTTCAATCTTTGTATTAGTGTGTTTACATGTTAAAAAGGTGGTAGAAAACAATAATGCTCCAGACACAATAACCTACCATTCAACTGCAGTATTCATTGCTGCTGGTATTGGGCTAGACAAATACAAAACTCTCAGAAGCGTATTTACTGATGCTACTGATGAAGAGTTTGTAAAGATTGTAACTGAATTCCAGTTTACATATCCTCGCGACGTTATCGACAGTGTATTCAATAAAATTGATGAATTATGCTTCATCACTAAGAAGAAAGCCGATGACGAAAAAAAAGACTAACACCGGGAACTGATGACCACTTCATTATGTTCCTATCTACTAGATGGGGAAAACCATCTTACGAAATCGAATCCCTACCTTTGGGCGAGTTCAACAAACAGAAACTGTTTTGGGAACATTGCTCATGGGGTGGGATCGATGACATTATGGCACTACACCATTCATTCTACGTAAACCTAAAGACAAGACAAAAGAACGTAACAGTTGCTGTAGTTAAAAGAATGGCATCTGCTAGTAGCTTTATAAAAGTGATAGTAGAAGAATCAACTGCTAGTATACGTAATGCTTTTATGAGCATTGCTAAAGCGATGAAGGCTAATAAAAATGACTAAGATAGCCAGTGATGCAATGATCATTCAGCTTGCTATGGACATGGCAGGTGAAGGGGAAGTACAAGAAAGACTTGAACGATTAAACGAATTCATTGGAACTATCAACGCTAAATCTAAAGCTGCTGCTGATTCTGTTGAAATGGAAAGAATGTCAGTAGAGGGTAAATACAATCCTGACATTCAGCGAGACTATGAGATTGAAAAAGCTATTCAGTTAACAAATAAACTGAATCTATCTCTTGAAGCACAAGACGCTATCTTAGCTGAAATAGAAGAGAAACATCGCAGAACTAATCAACTTCTTACTCAGCAATACTCTCCAGCTAATACTCCCGGAGATGATATGGTTGCTGCATTCAGAAGCAACCAAGACGAAATTGCTAAAGCAGAAGAAGCTACTTTACTTGCCAGAGAAAGAGCAGCTAAAGAAACAGAAAGACTAAGAGAAGCAGAATTAACAGACTATGAAAAGTACTACGCCAAAGTACGTATGTATCAAGACCAGCTTAAAAGCGGCATCATAGATAATGAAGGTTTTGGACTTAGAGTTAAAGCTGCTAGACAAGAATACGAAGCACTGCAAAAAGCAGAAGCAGATAAAGCAGAACTAATACAAAAACGTAAAGATGCTGAAGAAAAAGCAGCAGTAGATGAGAAAGCATTATTTGCTGCTAGATTAGAAGCATTAAATCATTCACTTGAAGAAGAGAAAAGAGTACAGAACGCTAATGATAATGATGCAATTGTAGAAGCCAATCAACGTAGAGCAAGGGCTGCAATTGATGCTACTACTGCTGCTGACAATGCTCAAAATGCAGCTAGACAAAGAGCATTATCTATTCTGTATTCTCTTGAAGATGCGACTGAACGATACGCTAGAGTAACCGATGAACTACGTGCACATCTCGATGCTGGTGATATTACTAATGAACAGTACGAGATGGGATTAGCCAACATAGAACGCCGACAAAGATCTATGGCAGGTGGTGCTAATCATATGGCTTATGCTATTGGTAATACTGTAACAGGTTTAGAAGACTTTGTTACAGTATTGTCAATTACTGGTTTTGGTATGGAAGGATTTTCTGCTGCTACTCGTGCTGCTAGTAACAACGTAGGTCAGGCAGTAAGAAGTCTAGGAACAGCTTCTGCAGCTATTGCAGCACCGCTTGTTTCTATTGGTATGGTATTAGCAGGTGCAGCTATACCTCAAATTTACAACTACATCACTGGCGTAGAAGACGCAGAAAAAGCTACACGTAAATTCGAAGAGTCACTTAAAAGTGCAATTAGAACAGCTAGACTACTGTCAGATGCTAACGCACTTAGTATGGAGCGAGATGTTACTAAACGTGACATAGCTAAGATGGACGATCCTGAAGCTATTATGGATCGTATGAAAGGTACTGTTGATAAAATAGCTGCCTTAATGAACGACATGGAAGGTACTAAAGCTGAGCTAAAAGGCAAAGCAGGTAGTATATTTGACTCAATTATCTCTACTGAGTCTATGAAAGACTTTGATACTGTAGCAAATGAATTACCAAAATACTTTGGTGATAAAGCTGCAGATATGGAAGCAGACTGGCGTAACCGAATGGTCGGTATGCGTAAACAGTTCAT